TTGCACGAAATATCCCGCAAAAAAAACCCATTAAAACTTTATCAAATATTTTGACTGGGAAGACAAAATCAACTATACTTGGAGAAGAGTTTTATAACACAAACAAACAAATTGTAGACCTTTCAAACCCACTAATTACGGATGATGGAAAGACCTTAGTAGAACAAATTTATACTGATACAATAGACCCCACCAACAGGGGATATAAAAACCTGATGAGAATGATGATGGAAGATGGACTCTTTAAGTACCTCCCTAAAGATGACGAGGCTTGGGTTAACTTTCTCACACCATTCACAAAATTAATAAGAAAAGAAAAAAGAAACACAAACAAAAATTAAGCGCAATGAAAGAAATGGACAGCACCAAAATGGAATTCCTTTTGACTTTGAATGACAACATTGTTGTACAAAGATTCTTCAACGTTAGAGGATTTAACCCCAAGGCGAAGAACTCAGTAGACTTGTATGACTATATCAAAGCTTTGAAAGAAGAGTTGCAGTATTATCTAAAAATGAAAACAGTTGTTTACATGATGGACAACAGGGACGCAATCAGTTATGACCCAAAAATTATGGACACATCATTCACAGATGGTCCTGAAATATTTAACCTTTTTGTGAAAGTTGGAGAACAGACAATTTGTCATAGACAATTTGATGGAAAATTATTTCCGCCGAAAGTTCGTTATACGGTGGACGTACGACCATTTTTGAAAGATGTCTTAAGAGATTTAACTGACATTTTTTCAAACAACCAATTATCTTATCAATATTTGGATTTCGAAACAAGTAAGTAAGTATTTAATAAAAGAGGGGGATATTTTAAAACAACTATGAACAAGAATTTTGATTATTTAGGGAACACATTTCAGGTGCAGTTACTCAACCAAATAGTTGTCGATAAGGATTTTTCACATTCAATTATGGATGTTATTGAAAGTTCATATTTCGACAACAAATACTTTAAAATCATTATACAGATGATTAAAGAGTATCATACAAAGTACGAGTCAACACCTACTTTCGATACCTTAGAGCAGATTGTAAAATCTGAGATACCTCAAGAACTTGTTGCCAAGATTGTTTCGGACACACTTAAACAAGTTAAAGATGCTCCGTTTGAGGGAACATCTTTTGTTCAAGAGAAGGCATTAAAATTCTGTAAACAACAAGAGTTACAGAAGGCGATGGACAAATCACAAAAGATTATTACTGAAGGTGACTTTGAATCTTATGACAAGGTGGAGGGACTTATTAGAGAAGCTCTACAAGTGGGTGAAATTGAGAAAGGTCAGACAGATGTATTCGATAACTTGGACACAGTCCTCGACGAAGACTACAGACACCCCATTCCAATGGGTATTACAGGAATCGACAAACTACTTAAGGGTGGACTTGCGAAGGGTGAGATTGGGGTTATATTAGCTCCTACGGGGGTTGGTAAAACCACTGTCTTATGTAAGATTGCCAACACAGCATTTAACATGGGTTATAACGTCCTTCAAATATTTTTTGAGGACAACCCAAAGATTATTCAAAGAAAACATTTTACAATGTGGACGGGTATTGAACCAGATAATTTGGTTCTCCACAAAGAGGTTGTCATGAGTAAGTTAACGGAGATTAAAGAGACGATGAAGAATGAGTTAATCTTGAAGAAGTTAGCTTCTGATAGTATGACTATGAATCAAATCAAGAATCAAGTTAGAAAGATTATTGCTGATGGTACAAAGATTGATGTGATTCTTTTGGATTATATTGATTGTGTTCTCCCTGAATCAAGTGCAAAGGATGAGTGGAAAGCTGAAGGTTCTGTAATGAGAGGATTTGAAGGAATGTGTCACGAGTTGAATCTTGCTGGATGGACTGCAACACAAGGTAATAGAAGTTCAATCTCATCTGAGGTTGTAACTACAGACCAAATGGGTGGTTCAATCAAGAAGGCTCAGGTGGGTCACGTAATCATTACTGTGGCTAAATCACTACAACAAAAGGAGATGAACTTAGCAACGATTGCCATTACAAAGTCACGTCTTGGTAAAGACGGAGTTGTCTTTGAAAACTGCAAGTTCAACAACGAACTTCTTGAAATAGATACTGAATCATCAGTTACATTCTTGGGATTCGAGGGACAACAGGAGGAGAGAAAAAGAGATAGAGTTAAGGAACTTCTTGAGAAGAGAAAAGAAAGAGAATCTCAACAAAAATCCACTTAATTAAATATCTACTTTTTTCAAAAAAAACTTATTTTTTTAATTACAAATTGTTGGTCGATTGGTGTTCGACCACATATTTATCATAAAAATCAACGATTTTTTAATAAAATATCTACACCTAAAAATTTACAAAATGGACATTTCAAACAGAATTTTATCGGATATTACAGTGTATATGAAATACGCAAAGTATATCCCTGAACTAAAGAGAAGAGAAACGTGGCAAGAATTGGTCACAAGAAACATGGAGATGCATATTAAGCAATATCCACAATTAGAAAAAGAAATTAGAGAGAACTATATGTATGTTTATAGAAAACAAGTTCTTCCATCAATGAGGTCAATGCAGTTCGCAGGAAAGCCAATTGAAATTTCACCAAACAGAATTTATAACTGTGCCTTCGCACCGATTGATGATTGGAGAGTATTCTCTGAAATCATGTTCTTACTTTTAGGTGGAACAGGTGTTGGTTACTCAGTACAAAAACATCACGTTGGTACTTTACCTGAAATCAGAAAACCAAATAAAGACAGAGGAAGAAGATGGTTAGTTGCCGATTCAATTGAAGGATGGGCTGACGCTGTTAAAGTGTTGGTTAAATCATATTTCTTCGGTGGTTCAAAAATTGAATTTGACTTTAGTGATATCAGACCAAAAGGTGCAAGACTTATCACATCAGGTGGTAAAGCTCCTGGTCCTCAACCATTAAAGGAATGTTTAATTAAGGTTGAAGGTATTTTGGATTCAAGACAAGATGGAGAAAGATTAAAACCAATTGAAGTACACGATATCGTTTGTCATATTGCAGATGCAGTATTAGCAGGTGGTATCAGAAGAGCGGCACTTATCTCATTATTCTCAGCAACTGACGAAGAAATGATTGGAAGTAAGAGTGGAGCATGGTGGGAAACAAATCCACAAAGAGGTAGAGCTAATAACTCTGCAGTTTTGATGAGACATAAAATCACCAAAGACTACTTCATGGATTTATGGAAGAGAATTGAAGCAAGTGGAGCAGGAGAACCTGGTATCTACTTAAGTAACGATAAAGATTGGGGAACTAACCCTTGTTGTGAAATTGCTTTAAGACCATTCCAATTCTGTAACCTTACAGAGGTTAACGTATCTAACGTTGTATCTCAAGAAGATTATGAAGATAGAGTTAGAGCAGCATCTTTCATTGGAACATTACAAGCGGGATATACAAACTTCCACTACTTAAGACCAATATGGCAAAGAACAACTGAAAAAGATGCGTTAATTGGAATTTCAATGACAGGTATCGGTTCAGGAGCTGTTTTAGGTTTGAATATGAAATCAGCAGCTAAAGTAGTTAAAGAAGAAAACAAAAGAGTTGCGGAATTACTACATATTAATCCAGCTGCAAGAACAACAACAGTTAAACCTGCGGGAACTACATCGTTAACTTTAGGTACCTCTTCAGGTATCCACGCTTGGCACAATGACTATTATGTTAGAAGGGTTAGAGTTGGTAAGAATGAAGCAATTTATTCACACTTAAAGAACAATCACCCTGAATTAGTTGAAGATGAATATTTCAGACCACACGATACTGCGGTAATCGGAATACCACAAAAGTCTCCTGAAGGGTCAATCTTAAGAAACGAATCACCAATTCAATTATTAGAAAGAGTGAAGAAAGTTCAACAAGAATGGATTAAACCTGGACACAGAAGTGGAAATAACGCTCACAACGTATCTGCAACTATCTCTGTTAGAGAACATGAGTGGCCTGCAGTTGGTGAGTGGATGTGGGAAAATAAAGAATACTATAATGGTCTTTCAGTATTACCTTACGATGGTGGAACATATATTCAAGCACCATTTGAAGATTGTACGAAAGATAGATATGAAGAATTAATGAAGACACTTCACGATGTCGATTTATCAAAAATCGTTGAGATGGATGATGATACAGATTTAAGTGGTGAAGTAGCTTGTGCAGGTGGGGCTTGTGAAATAGTACTTGTATAAAATGAAACAAGAGAATATTAAAAGGGAGAAGCCAAAACTTCTCCCTTCTTATTTTTATGAAGAAAAAGGTAGAACCGTTTTTACTGAAGAATATCACATTGAAAGAGGATATTGTTGTGGTAATGGATGTCGTCATTGTCCTTTTGAACCAAAAGCTCAAAAAGGTAATATGTATTTAAGAAAAAAATAATCCAAGTATATTTATGACATATGGCAAATGGTACAACATATGGTTTGGCGTTTCCTTTTAATGATTCAATTAAAGGTGATTATTTAGAGTTAACTGAATTTCAGAGAGATGAAATTAAATCTGACCTATTACATTTATTATTGACAAGAAAGGGCTCAAGATATTACTTACCAACATTTGGTACAAGATTATATGAGTTTATTTTTGAACCTTTCGATGGACTAACATTTGATGCAATACAATCAGATATCAGAGATGCGGTTCAAAACTTTATGCCGAATTTATTACTAAATGAAATTACAATAACACCGGCAGACCCAGCAGAAGAAGTTGACATTGCTACAGGACAAAATTTTGTAGGAACAAGTGAATCTTCAATCTACAGACTTCCTGGAAAAGGAACCGCAGAATACACTGCAAAAATAAAAATAGATTATTCGACAAACGGTCAAACGTTTGCACAAAGTGATTTTCTAATTATCAATATTTAACATAGATGGCCAGTCGTAAAATACCATATACAAGCAGAGATTTCCAAGCGATAAGAGTAGAACTACAAAACTATGTTAGAACTTATTATCCAGAATTAATACAGGATTTTAATGATGCCTCAGTATTTTCGGTATTCTTGGATTTGAATGCCGCGGTTGCAGATAACTTACATTATCATATTGATAGAAGTATTCAAGAAACAGTTCTTCAATACGCACAACAAAAGTCTTCGGTTTATAACATTGCCAGAACTTACGGTTTAAAATTACCAGGCCAAAGACCATCTGTATCTTTAGTTGATTTCTCAATTACAGTTCCGGTTTTTGGTGATAAAGAAGATGAAAGATATCTTGGTACTTTATTGAGAGGTTCTCAAGTAGTAGGAGCTGGTTTAGTATTTGAGAACATTTACGATGTGAATTTCGCATCTCCATACAACGCTCAAGGATTTCCTAATAGATTAAAAGTTCCAAACTTTAATGCCAACGGTATATTATTAAACTACACAATAACTAAAAGAGAACTTGTTGTTAATGGTATAACAAAGGTATTCAAAAGAGTTATCACACCAAACGATGTTAAACCATTCTTCGAATTATTCTTACCTGAAAAAAATGTATTAGGTATTACAAATGTTTTATTAAAAGACGGTACAGAATATACCAACATACCAACAACAGCGGAATTCATGGGATTATCAAACAGATGGTATGAAGTAGATGCATTGGCAGAAGATAGAGTATTCATCGAAGACCCAACAAAGGCTTCAGACCAACCTGGTATTAAAGTTGGTAGATATATTCAAACACAAGATAGATTTATTAGTGAATACACTGGAGAAGGATTTAAAAAGATGACATTTGGTGGAGGAACAAACACAGCTCAAGACCAATTAGACGAATTCACAACTTATGGAGGAACTTTAGAATTACAAAAATATTCAAACAACTTCTCTTTAGGTTCTGCATTGAAAGCCAACTCAACATTGTTTGTTCAGTATAGAGTGGGTGGTGGATTACAAAGTAACTTAGGTACAAACGTAATCAACCAAATTGGTACAGTATCATTCTTTGTTAACGGACCTTCAGAGGCAACAAACTCATCAGTAGTTAACTCTTTAAGATGTAATAACGTAACCGCTGCTATTGGTGGAGCGGGATTACCAACAATAGAGGAAATTAGAAACTATGTATCATTCAACTTCTCAGCTCAAAAAAGAGCGGTCACAGTTCAAGATTATGATTCAATTATTAGAAACATGCCAGCTCAATTTGGAGCACCCGCTAAAGTTTCAATCACAGAAAACGATAATAAAATTTTAATTCAAATATTATCATACGATACTTCAGGTAAACTGACTAATATCGTATCTAATACTTTGAAACAAAATATAGCCAATTACTTATCTAACTATAGAATGATGAATGACTACATCTCAATCTTCACAGCTGAAGTTATTGATGTAAGTGTAGACCTTTCAATCGTGTTAGACTCTGCACAAAACTCAGGTCAAATTATTTCACAGGTTATTGATTTAATATCAACATATTTTAATCCACAAACAAGACAACTTGGACAAAACGTTTATTTATCTGAGATAAGAAGCATAGTTCAAAATACAAATGGAGTCTTAACTGTTGCAGGACTTGATATCTACAATGAAGTTGGGGGTCAATACTCATCGGCTGAAACGTCAATGGTGTACTCTGACCCTGAGACAAAATTAATTGGTCCTGTTGACGATACTATATTTGCACAACCATCACAAGTTTATCAAATTAGATATCCAAACAAAGACATTAGAGTCTCTGTTAAGAACTTCCAATCAGTTACATTCTCATAAGTTTATTTTTACTTTCTTTAAACTATAATTTAATGTGGTGTATTTTCTTGATAAAATATCACATAAACTATTTATAGTTAAAACCATTGGATGGGTCAATCATATAGGATACAAACAGAACTTGGGATTAATAAGACAATTAATGTTCAATTAGACCAAGAGTTCGAATTTCTTGAAATTCTTTCATTAAAAATTCAACAATCAGACATCTATACAAGAAGTTGTGCTGACTATGGTGTATTGATTGGAAGAGTAACAGCAAACAATGGATTTGGATTACCAAATGCAAGGGTTTCTATATTTATACCCATAGAAAGTGTCGATGAGTCAAACCCTGTTATTCAAAGTATCTATCCCTATAAATCACCGACTGACAAAAACGAAGACGGATATAGATACAATTTATTACCTTACGAAAAATCATATTCAAAACATGCTGCAACAGGTACATTACCTTCAAGAGCCGACGCGTTAACCGCAACAACTGCGGTAGAGATATATGACAAATACTATAAGTTTACTGCCAAGACAAATGAAAGTGGTGATTACATGATTATGGGTGTTCCATTAGGTAGTCAAAGTATTATCATGGATGTTGACTTATCAGATATTGGTGAGTTTTCTTTAACACCTCAAGATTTAATTAGAATGGGTAGAGCTACCGAAGCTCAAGTTGCGGGAAATCAGTTTAGAACTTCCACAGACCTTAACTCATTACCACAAATTGTTAATTTAACAACAAATGCCGAAATATCTCCATTATGGGGAGACCCTGACTTATGTCAAATTGCGATTAATAGAGTTGATTTTGATTTAAGAGACGATGCCAATATTGATATTCAACCAACATCAACATTTATGGGCTCTGTGTATTCTACTTCGGATGCTTATAGAGTTAGAAGAAATTGTAAACCAAGAGATGACATGGGCAATCTCTGTTCATTATCTTCAGGACCTGGCCAAATATTGGCAATAAGACAAACAATACAACAAGATTCTGATGGTAATCCTATTTTAGAATTATACCAACTAGAACAAGCAGGTAATGTTATTGATGGAAGTGGAGTATGGTTGACCGAGTTACCAATGAACTTGGATTATTTAGTAACAAACCAATTGGGGGAGAAGGTTATATCCAACGACCCAACAATTGGTATTCCAACTAAAGCTAAGTACAGATTTAAAATTAAATGGCAACAACCAGCAGCATTAACAACTCAAACGAGAAGACCTAATTATTTGGTCCCAAATGTTAAAGAGTATGGACCGGATGTCAGACAAACAAAAAGTTCTTATTATTTTGGATTGGCTTGGAGTGGATATACAAATGGTTTTGCGGGAACTCAAAAAACAAATAGATTAAATGAAGTTATAGATTGTGAAGACACATTTTATGAATTTAACTTTAATAAGGTTTACACTGTATCGGGATTAATTGATGAGTATAAAAAAGGCGCTAAAGGCAGATTTATTGGAATTAAGGAAATCGATAGTAGTGATTGTGAGAGTACAGTAAATAAGTTTCCCGTAAATGACGGGTTTAGAAATTTTGATTTATTATTTTTTATATTTTCAATATTAATGACGTTAATAACGCCATTGGCTCTTGCAATTCTTTTTGCGATGCACATAGTGTTATGGCTTTATTTAAACCTAATTAAATTTCTTTGTAGATTAACATCACTTGAAATTTGTTTTGCTTTTTGCATAAGACCATTTGGTTGGATTAGAAAATTAATTAATTTGAAGTGTGATGAAAGAAATTATACTTTTAGATTACCAATGATAACTTATCCTGAATGTCAGGCGTGCGATTGTAAACAAGATGCTCAAAACAGACCACAAACTTCTTCAGGAAATAGCCCAATACCGAACGGAACTTTAAGTTATTTTTCTTCTCCGTCATCATATCAAACAGGATTTGAAAAATATTATTCCACAACCACCCCCGAAGACATCTATTATCTATCAACAATATCATCTCAAGCTGTTGCAGGATTTGCCGCTACCGCTTCTATATCAGACCCATCAAGATACAAGATTCCATGGTCTGAACCATTAACTTTTAGTGATGGTAAACCTCAATTCGCTGCATCAAAATCTTTACCTATGGGTGAAAGAATTAATTTGTTTAATCAAAGGGCTAATTATTTTACAGGAATAAATTCGGTTAAAGTTACTTTTGCTGGTGATTCAAACATAAATAAATTTCATATGGATAATACAATTACTGTATTATCTAATCAACAATATAATCCTGGTGATTTATTAAGTAGTGTTTCTATTACAGGTTCAACAGATATTAACTGGACCTATAGTGCGGAAACCGCAACTGGAATTGAAACGGGTATTAGTGGGGAAACTTACAATGGTAGCGGAGCAACAACAATTAATGTTACATATGCAACATCACAATACACTAACTCACAGCCTATTTCATATAATTTACCTTATGGTTCAGAAAATAGAAATTATAAATTTCCTGCAGACATTGAATATTTTCAAGTCGTAACCGCAATTACAATTGCAAATGCGGCAAAAATTTGGAATGATAGTAATCTGCAATCTTTTCCAAATGTTTTAACAACTCCAATAACTTTTAGTATCTTTAAACGATTCATTAGCTCTGCGTTTATTCAGGATGCGGTTAAATCGGTAACAATCTTTGATACTTTTGAGGATATAGAAAATCAATATATTTTAATATTACAAAGAGGAGTTGACCCGTACTCACCGACGTATAAAAATGTTTATAGTTTGGGTAGATTATTTGGTAGTAATATTGATGACCCTAACTTTATTGTAACGGCGGATACTAGAGTTAACATACCTATACAAGCGTTAAATAACTCATCAACGACAATTCAACCGTATAATACTAATGACATGTATTATCAGTCATATTTCTTCAAACCTGGAATTTCAGGTAGTAATGTACCTGGCGGTTTATTTACAGGATTTAATACAACTAATTTAGCTTACTATGGTGCACAATCTTCATCTTTTACAATAATAACACAAGAACAAATATCAAATTCTGCGGTTATTAGTAAGAGCTCAAACGGTTTTTATGCTGTTGGTGCAAATTCCGCAAAATATGATAATAGTGAAGATGTCTCAGGATTATCTTTTATGCAATGTACTGATTATGGAAATATAATTGCATTCACTTCACAAATGGGGTATTACTATTATACACCAAGTTTATTTTCAACACTTAATAGTAGCGGCCCATCACTTTTAGTTAATAATAACGTTAATAATATTGTTAGAACAGATAGATTACCAACTTCAGATATGCTTGACGGAGGTAGTTTTTCAACAAATCCAGCAATATTACAACAGAATAATTTCTTTACATTCTATTTGATTAATACTGAAAGTGAAGATATTACTACTTCAAGTAATACTTTTGGAGCATCTCAAGTTACGCCTGAATTAGGTGACTTACCTGGTGTAACAAATGTTCTTGAAAGTTTTAACTGCGAAAGTATGGTTGGGTTAGGATGCTATGAAGGATTAGGAACAAACTTTCAAGTAAATCAACAATGTACTCAGGTAGACCCTGTCGAAAATGGTTGCTATGTATTTATGAAAAATCCTGCCAATTTAGGAACAATTAAGGATGATTTTGAAACATACTCAGAGTGGAGTTTTAGATTTAGGTTTTTTTATGGATTATGCCGAGGGGTGTTGTCCCAATCATTCATGAATAACTGGGTTAGTGGTAGTTTATACATGTTCCCAATACAAGTTGATACAAGATATAACAATAAGAACCAAGCATATTCTCTTTACTGTAGTGACTTGACATACTTTGAGTCTGAAACAAATAATTTTTACTATAGAAGTAGCCCTTATAATACAAGTACCGCTAAATTTGTTGGAATAACGTCACCGGCAACATCGGTTAATACAAGAAATTTACTTTTTCCAACAACAATCATGAATTTGGGTATGAAAGATTATTTCTATCAAGAAATAACTTTTAATCCTGAAACAAAAGGATACGTGATGCCTAATTTAGATTCAACTAGTTATGGTGATACATCTGATTTGGTTAACTTATTTGTTATTTCAAGAATCACAGACGAGGGATTTTTAAGACAGATTATTGTGGTTGGAGATAATTCTTTAAACCAATTATTTAGTAGAGCTGATAAAAGAATTGACGGCGATTTAGCGCAACTTCTCTCAATTAATTCTGAAGAGGGAGTTATTAAATTTTCACCTGAGTATTACGAAACAGTTCAAGGTTCAACAGTTGACCCCGTAAACATATTAGGTACTCCTTTAGACCCTGTAATGTGTGTTTGGTTCTCATCAACAACAAACGATATTCAATTTAAAGATTATTTGACACCGGGAAGAATTGATTTCAGAACTAACGATAATGCGAATTATTACCCTTACCCATATGGTATTAAATCACAAGTAACTCCATTCTATCAGTGGAAATTGGCTAACACCACAACAATTTTTGGTGGTCAAGGTAATACATGGGCGACAGGTCCTGGGGATATTGTACAAAATAAAAGATTCCAAAGTTTAGATAGAACAAGTTTAACTCAACCAAATTATTTTAGACCATCAACATCAAGTGTTAATGATTTATATGCGAGAGGTTATATTTTCAGTGTTGACTCAAGTGGAGTTTATTCTACAGTGGGAGCAACAAGTGACAAGTTCATTGTTGGTGCACCATTCCATTTTTATTTTGGTACTGTTAAAGGTGAATCGGCGTTAGATAAATTTAAAACAAAATATTCTATCATTGAGTAACTATAAAATTATACCAAGTAGATTAAGTTATCAATCAGCACCTTCTGTTGACCAAGAAATTCCTATTTCTTTGGAACAACAAAGTCAATTAATGATTGAGTATGACAGAAGTTCGACAATTAGTTTGGCTCAAGTTTATGATGATGAAAGACAAGCCTGTTTGATATTCAGACCAACATTCAAGTTGACATATTTGTATGCAAACACTTACACAGGAACAACAAACTATACTCCATTTCAATATAATTTATATTACACACAGCCCGAAGTTTCAATGTCAAGTGGAACATGGAAAGGGTTACCTCAATACTATGAATTTGATTTTATCAGACCTAATATAACCGACCAACATTTGGATTACAAGGCAAAAAGTGCTTACACATACAATTGGACTTATTACTTAAGTTATGGGTATGAGAATGATTATGATAAAAGTTTATATTTTAATTTAAATAATGCCAATTTAACTTGGACAGCATCAACAGGAATTCCTTTTATTATTAATAATAGTCAAACTGACGGGAACCCATTAATATCTTTCCAATGTATTGCACCACATGGACTTACATCTGGTGAATATGTTGAATTATCATTTTTCTATAACAACACAAATTTATTTCAGGTGTATTCATTAGGTAATAATAAATTAGATAGTTCTGAGTATATCTTTAATGTTTATGATATTGGATATACAGGTAAAACGTTTCAAAACGAAGTGGTTGGTACTTTTAAAAGAGTTACAAATCCTGAAAATATTGAAGAAACAAGGTCAAAATACTACATAAGAAAACACAAAATTTTAACAAATTTAGATGATGTTGTTATGACTAAAGCTGCGTTCGAAAAGAATGTGTTTAGTGAGATAAAGAAACTCGAGTACAGTTCAATAACACCAAACCAAGTTACAAGAATATCTCAACTAACAAGTAGCAACGCTTATAACGTTACCGTAAACTATGATTTGGATTTCACAACTTTATTGGACAATCAAAAAAGACCAATTAGTGAATTATTTTTAACTGTGATTAATAAAGGATATTCAGGATATTTTAACGCACCATTTAATAATATTGGTTTAAAACAAGGATGGAAATTTAATCTAACTCAAAAAGTGAATAGCTATTGGAGTAGTACGAATAACCTATCTAACACAACCATACCAGTATCTTCTTATACAAGAAGTGATAATGGAAAAACTTACACATTTTATTTCAACTTAGATTTGAAAAAAGATGATATTATGGATGGTGATTTTTGTGAGTGGAATGATTATGAACAGATGGAAAGAGTTGTGTCGCCTTATTACCAAAAGATAAAATACAATCAAAATGTTTTCCAAACAACAACAACGACTGACCAAAATTCGCCTGGATTTTATTATGCCCCACATAATAAAATGACTCTAAGAGTGTTTTCGGATTATATTGAAACGGGAGATATTCAATTTATAGACCAAGTCCCATCGTTTTCTTATTTCTCAAAATCTGACCAACAATTCAGATGGAGAGATTTGTATACTTTTGGATTCAAAGACAATCTTGAGAGAGGGGTTGACTATCCATTTTTCAACAGTGCTCAATACCCATTTACTGAAACGGTGTTTAGATTAATACCTGAGGGAATAAACTTTAATTCTAACTTACTTGGAATTAATTATCCAATTAAACCATTGATAGATGGATGCGAATAAATTTTTTATTAGGAAAGATGGTTTTACTGCGAAACAAGTGAATATTCCGATTCAGTTAGAGTGGGATTATTTAGGTTTGGACCAAAGTGTGGATTTATATGAGAAAGAAGTTATTACGGAAGTAATTGGTGTGGGTAGAGATTTTGAAGTTAGTAGATTTGCGAATGAGCCGTTTTCAGGTAGAACAAATGAGACTGCAATAAAATATCAATTCTATTTTTATTCGGGCGGTACGTTAACCAATTCTGAGAATTGGAGATTGGATTATAGAAGTGAGGGTTTTACAACTGGTAACATATTCTATTACGAAAACAATTTTTCTAATTCTTTCTTCAAGTTGGATTTATATGATACAACGGACGATAAGAGACAAAAAAATTATATCACGATTATCATACCAACTCAACAAGGATTAAAAAAAGATGCGATATTACAAAGAACACCTGTGACAATCAAATATCCTGATTTTGTTTTGGATTATATTGGAGACACAGAAGGGTTCTTCCTTTATTGGTTAAAGAAAAGAACTTTTTTGGATATTGATACCTTTTATATGTCTGCGAAGTTCTATAATGCGATAACGGGACAATTTACCAAAATGATGACGGTACCGCAATCAACACTACAAGGAGAACATAATTTTGATAGTTTAACATATTTCTATTATAAGGTTAAGTTGGATTATGATAAGAGAACTTATCAGGTGTTTAACACAATAACAGGTAATA